AAAGACCTGATGGTGGGTACATTACTTATAGATTCAGTTGTTCTCGTTGTGTAATAACTAAAGTTGAGGTTGTTAAGTCAAACGAACAAACATCGGTACAAAACATAACAATAACCAATACTCCTGACACCAAATATACAAACGTTATCGATGTGAAAAATTCAGGGAGATTTGTTTTATCTGTAACTTATAATAATGCGGACGTGCCAGGAACATTTACAGCAAAGAGTGAGCCCTTCACTTTATAGCATAACAATATATTTATATAGAAAGATTCATATGAACATTAAAGAAGCAATAGACAACTATTTAGGAAAAAGAACAAACTTTTCTGATAGAGACCTGGGAGATGGTACTAAAGAAGTTTGTGATTTAGATACTGGTGTTTGTTACATCGTCAGAGAAAGAGACGGTCTAATAGAAAGAGTTCAAAACAATACTTATGTTAATAAACAAGTAATGGTTGAAACTGGTAACGGAATAAAAACATTATTAAACGGATAAAAAATGAGTTTAGATAAAAAAATTATTAGTGAGATTGAAAGATATAGAAGTATCAATCAGTACATCATGGAACAAGCCGCAGTACCACCCCCACCTGCTGAAGATGCATTAGGGGCATTGGCACCTGAGGCTGGAGCAACACCTCCACCAGCACCTGCTGAGGCGGTACCACCAGCGGCACCTCAAATTATTGATGTTGAGAATGACCCTGACGTTGAGAAACTTGACGACGAAGGTAAATCCGAAGAAGGAGACGAAGGAGAAGGTTCTGAAGAATTAGATGTTACAGAATTAGTTGACTCTCAAAAAAATATTGAAAAGAAACAAGAAGATTATTTCAACAACTTATTCAACCAACTTAATGATTTACAATCTAAATTAGGTGAAATGGATAATATTATGAATAAACTTAACTCACTTGAAAATAAGATTGAGAAATATAGAGAGAAAACCCCTCAAGAAAAGTTAGAATTAAGAACATATGATTCATATCCGTTTAACCAAAAACTTTCACAATTCTTTGATGATAAATCAGAAGAAATGGAAAAGACAGGAAAAAATGATTATGTTTTAACTTCAGACGAGGTTACCGATATTAATGTTAATGACATCAAAAATTCATTTCAACCAGGAGGAGGAATGGAAAAAGAAGCTTATAAAACATCGTTCAGATAATCTGAACAAAATATATAAAAGGTACCCAACGGTACCTTTTTTCATTTGACTATAGTCACACTTTAAACTATACTTGTATAAACAAATTCTCAAATTAAAAATTAAAAAACATGAGTTCATTAGACGCCGTATTGGCACAGTACGAAAAAAATCAAATCGGGGGCGGGGCCCAATCAAAAATGTCGCAAGACGAAAGAATGAAAAAGTATTTCGCTTTAATCCTTGGAGATAAAGAAAAATCAGGACAAAGAAGAGTAAGAATTCTTCCTACTCCAGATGGTTCATCACCATTTAAAGAAGCTTGGTATCACGAAATCCAAGTGGGAGGTCAATGGCAGAAGTTCTACGACCCAGGAAAAAACGACAACGAACGTTCACCTTTAAATGAGGTTTACGAAGAGTTGATGTCAACTGGTAAAGAATCTGACAAAGAATTGGCTAAACAGTACAAATCTCGTAAATTCTACATTGTTAAAGTTATCGACAGAGACCACGAAGAAGACGGTCCAAAATTCTGGAGATTTAAACACAACTACAAGAATGATGGTATTCTTGATAAAATTATTCCTATTTGGAGAAACAAAGGTGACATCACTGATGCTGAAACAGGTCGTGATTTAATCATCGAGTTGGCAAAAGCCAAAACTCCAAAGGGTAAAGAATACACTACAGTTTCGACTATTATGTATGACGACCCAACTACAGTTCACCAAGATGCTGATACAGCAAAAGAGTGGATTACTGATGAGTTAACATGGTTGGATGTATATTCAAAAAAACCTGTTGAATATCTTGAGGCAATCGCAAGAGGGGAAACACCAAAATGGGATTCTGAAAAAGGTGGTTATGTATATGGTGATAGCTCAGTAGAAGAAACTTCTATTGGTGGTGGAAAACCAAAGTCATCCGCTAAGTCAGTTGACCCACAAGTTAATGACGAACCAGACGGTGATTTACCGTTCTAATTTATAACAAGGGTGGGAATCCCCCACCCTTTAATTTTTTTTACATGACGTTTAAAGAAGAAATTGATTTACAATTAAGAGATAATAAAATATTATCCTATGAAATTTTAAGTCAGTTAAAAGATAAAAGTTACTTCTCAGGAAGAGGTAAACAAATTGGTGATACAGTTTTGTTTGGTATGTTGAGAGAAGGTGAAGAGGGAGAACTTAATCATAGATTAGTAACCTTTCACGAAGAAGAAGTAGGTTCCTTATATGAGGAAGACCCTATCTTCTATAAAGGACCAAAGGCAAACAAACTACCAAACATAAAAAAAATACAAAATGGCGATTAAGAAAAACGATTTCGAAAGTTTAAAAAAGAAGTTTTCCACTTCAGCAAAATATAAACCACAAAGATTTTTTGATTTGGGTCCTGACTTCTTGGATGCCGTTGGACTTCCAGGTCCAGCCATTGGACATTTAAATATGTTACTTGGTCACTCAGACACAGGTAAAACAACTGCCTTGGTAAAAACAGCGGTAGATGCTCAGAAAAAAGGAATTCTTCCTGTATTCATCATCACAGAACAAAAATGGAGTTTTGAACACGCTAAGTTGATGGGATTCCAATGTGAAGAGGTTGTTGATGAAGAGACAGGGGAATTAGATTGGGATGGATTTTACATCTTCAATAATAACTTTGACTACATCGAACAAATTACAGATTACATCAATAGTTTGTTGGATGCTCAAGAAAAAGGTGAGTTAGATTATAGTTTATTGTTCCTATGGGACTCAGTTGGTTCTGTTCCTTGTAAGATGACTTTTGAAGGTAAAGGTGGTAAACAACACAACGCATCAACACTTGCAGACAAAATTGGTATGGGTATCAACCAACGTATTTCAGGTTCACGTAAAGCTGATTCAAAATACGAAAACACTTTGGTTATTGTTAACCAACCTTGGGTTGAACTACCAGACAATCCGTTTGGTCAACCAAAAATTAAGGCTAAGGGTGGTGAGGCGATTTGGTTAAACTCATCTTTGGTGTTTTTATTTGGTAACCAAAAAGGCGCGGGAACTAATAAGATTACGGCAACAAAAGACAAAAGAAGCATTAAGTTTGCAATTAGAACTAAAATCTCTGTAATGAAAAACCACATTAATGGTTTGGGTTATGAGGATGGTAAGATAATTGTGACACCACACGGATTCTTGGCGGGTAAAGAAGCGGCAGAAGAAAAGGTCTCTATTGAGGCCTACAAAAAAGAATACGCTGACTATTGGAAAGATATTATCGGTTCTGATGGTGAGTTCACTTTGAAAGAAGAAAAAGAAGATTAGTATATTGTTTCACATTTAAATCACAGATTGTGATTAAGACATTATTAGTAGACGGAGACAATCTGTTTAAAATAGGATTTCACGGAGTAAAAGAGTTGTATAATGGTGGAGACCACTTAGGAGGAATCTACCATTTTATCAACATCTTAAGAAAGTTCTTAGAGGAACACAACCACGATAAGGTTGTTGTCTTTTGGGACGGAGACTCCAATTCATCTATCAGGAAATCCATATATCCACAATACAAGGCGAATCGTAGACAAGATATGAATGAGTATAAGTACGAATCATATCTTCAACAGAAAGCTCGGGTTAAACAATACCTTGAGGAAATATTCGTACGCCAAGTTGAGATGGTCAATAATGAGGCTGATGACCTAATTGCATATTATGCAAACATCGCAACTGACGAACAAATTATTATATTCTCGGCGGACAAAGACTTAACACAACTTATATCCAAAAGGGTTACCATCTATTCTCCAACATCAAAACAATACTTTAAGAATGGAGATAAGATTACAATCAATAAGGTTGATATACCACATACTAACGTCTTATTAACCAAGATTATGACAGGGGATAAGTCTGATAACATAGATGGTATAGAAATGTTGGGAGAAAAGACTTTGGTCAAATTGTTTCCTGAATTGTTGGAGAAATCCTGTACTATCGAAGAAATCTTGGATAAGGCACGAAATAACCAACAAAAGAAAAAACCAAAAGCGTTAGAAAATATTTTGACTGGACGTACAAAATGTGGTATACTTGGTGAACAGTTCTATGAGACAAATAAAAAGATTGTAGACCTCCACAATCCGTTAATTACCGATGACGGTAAAGAACTTGTAGAACAAATCCACACCGATACCATTGACCCCACCGACAGAGGATATAAGAACTTGATGAGAATGATGATGGAGGACGGTCTCTTCAAGTATCTACCCAAAAACGACGAAGCTTGGGTAAACTTCCTCCGACCATTTATGAAATTAACAAGAAAAGAAAAACGAAACACAAACAAAAATTAAACAAACATGAAAGAGCAAGACAGCACAAAGATGGAATTCCTTTTGACCCTTAACGATAATATCGTGGTCCAAAGATTTTTCAATGTGAGAGGGTTCAACCAAAAGGCAAAAAACTCTGTAGAGTTGTACGAAACCGTTAGTCAAATTAAAGACCAACTTCAGTATCACCTGAAAATGAAAACGGTTATTTACATGATGGACAACAGAGATGCCATTACTCACGACCCGTCAATTATGAACACTTCGTATACCGAAGGACCTGAAGTTTTTAACCTTTTTATTAAGGTTGGGGACACGACAATTTGTCACAGAGTTTTTGATGGAAAATTTTTCCCACCAAAAGTTCGTTATACGGTTGACGTACGACCATTTTTAAAAGAGATTCTAAGAGAGTTGACTGACATTTTTTCAACTCAGAAATTAACTTACAAATATTTGGAATTTGACCTTAGTAAGTAACTATTTAATAATACAGGGGATACATTATAACAAATTATGAACAAAAATTTCGATTATTTAGGGAACACTTTTCAGATTCAATTACTTAACCAGATTGTAGTAGACAAAGATTTTTCATCGTCTATTATCGACGTTATCGAAGCATCTTATTTCGACAACAAGTACTTCAAAATCATCTTACAAATGATTAAGGAATACTATGTTAAGTATGAGTCTACGCCTAACTTCGAAACCCTTGAACAAATTATTAAATCCGAGGTCACTCAAGAAATGGTTGCTAAAATTGTGTTAGACACATTGAAGCAAGTTAAAGAGGCTCCATTTGAAGGAACTCAATTTGTCCAAGAAAAGGCTTTAAAGTTTTGTAAACAACAGGAACTTCAAAAGGCTATGGACAAAGCACAAAAAATTATCAC